TTACTGTTGTTTGGCTTTTGCGGATTTGGTTGCATTGTCACGAGAGAACGCATCGAGAACTTTTCGTGAACCGTCTTCAGAATGTGCATAGCTGTCGAGTAGAACTCTGGGGCTTGACCAGCGCCCTGCTTCAGCCGCGTCAACTACGTTGATACCCTGCCTCACTACTGTCTCAGTTCCAAAGCCATGGCGACCGGCAGCATGTGGCGCGATGTACTTAATTCCAGCTTCCTTGCAGACTGTCTGCCAGTGCTTATAAACGCTGTGACGGCTGGCGTAGCCGAATACTCTCCCGTTTCGCGGTGGGAGATTGGCGAGAGTGACAACCACCTCTGTTGTGATGTTTACCCACTGCGCTTCATGCCCTTTAGCGGATGGTAGAAATACTCTGCGGCTCATTAAGTCCAGATCATCCGGCACCATTTCAACGGCCTGTGTAATTCTTGACCCGGTGGTGAACATGAATAAGGCCAGAGCTCCCGCGTATGGGTTTGCGTGCTCTCTGAACTTATCAATCCACTCCCAAGAACCTGGGGTCTTTCGTTGCCTGCTTTTCTTGCCCCGGATCTCGTCTTGCTCTGCGCGTTCGTCTGAGGTGTAGGCCTTCACTCTAATTGGTGGAGTGCCGTGTTCATGGTGCGCATGGTTGATAACCGCGCTCACTGGCGTTACCACTTGGCGCCGCCATGTATCGGAAGATGCGTGCGGATAGATTACCTTACCAAGTTCGCGGACTTCTTTCGGCTTGATATCCTTAACTCTCTTCTCCCCAAGGTGAGGGATCACCTTGAGAAGATAGCCAGCATCGGCAGGCTTTGAAGGGTAAGCAACGCAGGCAGCGGAGAAGCTTAGCTCATCTGCTGCTGTTGGCGCGTCGTCGCCAAGCACTGCACGTTGCCGCGCCTTGCGTTCGATTTCCGCGAGCTTCGCTCTTGCGACCGTTTCATCAGATGTTTTGAGGCTTCTATCGAGGTAACTGTCGATGCCGTCACATCTTCCACGGACCCACCACTTTGTGCCTTTCCTGTAGAGAGATAGTGGCATTTGGATTCCTCAAAGATTTTATCAATATGTTGCGGTTTAATAAGCATGGCCTTGCCGAGGGTGCAAAAGGCGCCAATGCGGCGAGCCTCAGAGCGAAGCTTGCGCTCAGAAATTTCGATGCCCTGCGCAGCAAACATCTCAACCCATTCTTCAGGCTTCTTGCCTTCTGATAAGATTTTAGGCAGCGTGTTGCTCTGCATCCTCTCCCCCTAAGTTGAATAGCTTCAGGATTTGCTCAGTCTCGTAATCTTGGCAAGCATCTTTTGCTTCTGTTTCACTACCTGTGAAGGCTAGATGTGCCCACTCTTGCTCTTCGGGTTCCATAGATGCGCAAGCCCAAGATTTGTCATACCGGTAAATCTGATATTCAGTACCGCTCGCAGCCTGCGCAGCATTATCATTCCATTCCAGCGGCTTCACACTCTGCTCTATGATTGAACGTAGAGCTGAAGGGTGAGAAAGATAGGCTTCGATAGGGTCAATGAGCTCCTCTCGCTCAAGTTCAACCATTACTTCACCTCCCCATGCTTTAAAATCAGGAGTGGTATGAGGGTAGGCGGCTTTCCTCGCGGCTTCCCAAGCCTCTTCATTTAGTTTGATCTGTTCCATTGGTTTACCTCAATGCCTATTGGGACTGTTCAAACCGTGCGATAATTTTCGCCTGCATCGTTTCTGGATCTGGGCAGTTGCGTCCTTCGGGATCATCACCCAAAATTGCGACGTATTCACCATCTCCACCAGTTGCCTTATCAATGTCTTGCACGGCCTGCTCATAGCCGTCGCGCTTACCAAGCTCGTAGCTCTCGTCAAAAGTCTGGCGTGCCTTTTGAGCCTTGGCACCAATGCGGAAAGCCATCTCAGTTGCATCATACACAAGCTTATCAATGAAGTGGTTTAGGTCGTGGATCTGGCGTGTGGTTGTTCTGTCAGGCAAGTTTTTTACAGCCCAAACCGCCGTATCATCCCGCTGACGGGAGAGAAATTTATCAAGAAACCCGACGTATTCACCATTCGTCATCATGCTTCACCTACCGGCCTTAAATGGATTGTTTCGAAACGAACTGCTTGCAGCTCGTGTTTTTGAATGGAAATGAACGCAGGTTTTCAATCCCCTTGCGTGCATGACACTCAAACCATTCTGCTGTGATGTAATGGTCTTCAGAGTCATACTCGTAGCTACAATGCTTGCAGTCCTCGCAACGGTTGGCCATGCTCATATTCCCATTCCTCTCTCGATTGCGGTGGCCCGTGCCTGAGACGGCACAGGCCTAAATGTGTTTCGTTGAAGCTATGCGTCTTCCATCACTGGTCCAGCCATGCCGAGAGCGTGGAGATAGAGGTCAAGAATTGCCTCTTCTTCTTCCCGCTCATGCGGTTTGCGTTTGCGCAGTGAAACGAGTTTGCGCATCACCTTCACGTCAAATCCATTCCCTTTGGATTCGGCGTAAACGTCCTTGATATCGTCTGCGATGACCTTCTTCTCTTCTTCCAAACGCTCAATGCGTTCGATGAAAGCTCTAAGTTGGTCGGCTGCAACTCCACCTGCATTTGCCATGGTGTTTTCTCCTATGCTGCTTTTCTAGTGTGTCGTGCGTGCTTGATAATCACGCGAGCTTTGTCGGTGTTGGGGTAGGCCATGCGCAAGGCACAGCAAAGCGCGTGCGGATCTATCCCGCGCAGTGACCAATAATCCTCTTCATTCATGGAGTGCTGGTGCTGCATGTGCTCAACGTGCCAAAGGGGCAGGCACCAATAGTCATCTGGCTTTTGTTGCCCGCCTGATTGCGGCTTGCCATATGCAAGGTTTCCGGCGCGCAGATGTGCGGCATGAATGCCTTCACCTTCGCGGCCTGTAACCACACATGGCAACTCGTGAAGCCATGCCAGGTATTTCTTATCCTTGCGTGGAGCTTCGAAGCATTCGGCGTATTCGCTCTGCTGTGAGATGATGCGAAAACTCATATTGCCTCCTTCTTCATTCCCTTGATGTTGCCGTAGTGGCCTTGGGCCTGCTTGAGTTGGGTGCGGGCGCGTTTCAAACGCTGCTCAGCATCTGCCAGCAGATCGGCGTGAGCTTCTTCCCATGTGTCGTAAAAGGACATGTGGTGACTATTCTTCATGAAGCGTCGACCATCAATAAACACGCATTTCTCAGTTTCTTTCGTGATGTTCACGCGCTCAATGCTGCCCCAATTGACTTGGTACTTGATAGGCATCACGCAGCCTCAGACCTGTCTGCGTTGAGTAGGGCGTCAAAGCGTGCTTTGTCCAAGATGATTACTTGTGTCCAGTTGGGGTAAAACGAACGGCATGTTTGCTTTGAGTTCCACTGCTTGACAAACTTATGAACCTCATCTGCGTCGACTACTTCCTCGTGCGCGTCTTCGTGCATATCGGAGGTAGCGTTTTCGAGGATATTTTCAGCGTCCAGCCGGAGCGGTTGCTCATGGCAGGTGAATACATAAGCAGGCTCTATCTCGTCGTGACCGTGGCAGTGTTCTTTCACTATACTTAGCTCAGAGAAGTAACCTTCGCCCCAATCACCAGAATTGGAGTCGGGGTAGACGGAGCCGTTATAATCATCCGGTGCAATGTTTTGAGCCTTCTGCACTCGGTTCTTTTCTCGGCATTTCTCGCAGGCCGTATAGCCAGCGTTAACCGGAAGCTCAACGCCGCAGACACATACTTTGGGTTTGCAGCACTCCCCCGCAAAACGCTGAGCCTCTGCGTGGGCTAAGTCGCTCCGGCATGCAAAAATGCCGGGAGAATGCACGCGCCCACACTTGCCGCAGGCATAAAGCTGTACTTCGTTGCTGCCCTTGAAAGTTAACTCTCTCACGTCCATTACGCTGCCTCCACTTGAAACTGAGGAGATGCAGTAGGTTCTTTGTTGGTGTACGATGCCATTGCATCAACAATCGCGTTGAACACTTCCTCAGCGTTCGCGAGGTAGGATGAGCTATTGTATTGGTCTATGTATTCCGTTTGGATATCTGCAACGTCGTATCCAGTATCGTCAAAGTCGCCAGCCTCCTGTTTGATCACTTCCAGAACAGCCCGCGCCTTCTCAAGGGATATTTGGCGGCGGTGTGTGGTGAATTCAAAAGGCAGACCCCATATTGTTGGATCTATAGCTGCAGCAATGTTTTCAAGTGGTGTAAGGTTTGGGCTGCTCATGTTGCTTCCTTTGCTGTATTCTTGGCGAATTCAATAAACATCTTGTGCGCCGCTTCTTTTGTCTCCGGTTTTTCAATGGTGGCGCATTTTTGACGTAACGCACCAACAGCCTCAGGCTCTGGATTGCTGTCTAGAACGGCTCGTACATGGTCAAGAATGCAGCCTTCTGCTTCAGCAGCCTGTCCGTTACTGCTGTCGCCCTCCCGAGCTGGCTCTTCTTCCACATTTGATCCTTCTTCAGGTAGCGCCTGTGTCCCCTCCGAATTTGAATGTGTCTGCGCTTCACAAGCCGATTCATCCGCTTCTCGCCCTTCAACTTGCTGCTGATGTGCATCGCTTTCACTCTCCTGCTTCAAGGCCTCAATGTCGCCTGCCATGGTTTCCTGAGCTGAAGTGAAGCCTTCGGCTTTTTCGTCGGCATTATCTGCCCTGTTTGCGATGCGTTCGCGGAAGGTGCTTTTGCTCTCTTTCTGCTGCACCTGATTGATGCGCTCAATTTCATCTGGGTCATAGATACCGGAGAGGCTGAAGGCATAGCGGCCAGCTTGAATCATGGCCTTGTGGCGCAACCTACGGCGCGGCCATTTCTGCCATGTTTCAGAAGCGTCTTGGCACTCTTCCAGATATTCAGTGACTTCAACCGGGTGATTTCGATCTTTCCTGTACATGATGCAGGTGATCGATATCAGCTCGCCATTGTCGCCTAAATGGTCTTTAAAGCTCATGCCATCGAAGGCAGGGTTGGAGTTGATTAGGGTAGCCCAGCCATCAACTGTAACCGTTGGTTGAATGCCATTAGGTGTGTTTTGCGCATAAATCTCTCTGGTGAGAGGGTTTAGCTGGTACTCGCTCGCCACCACCAAGAAAGCTTCAAGCTGTTCGATGTTTACATGGCAATCAGGCATGCAGGTTTTTAAGACAACGGCCTTAAATGCATCCGGTGCCATTCCATAGCGAGCAGCCATCGCATCAAGTACTAATTGCGGCTTTGCTGTTGCTGCTTCGTGTGTCAACTCAATCTCCATTTTCAACCGTCCATCAAAACGCTTCGTGAAGCGCTTAGAGGGGCGTCCCCGGCTTAGGGTCTGGCGCTGGGGTATATTTGCCCTTGCTGTTACATGGTTGCCTCCATGGTTGGGCCTGATATTCGGCCTGGGGCTTGTGCTTATTGATTGAGAAGAGTGGTTATTGGGCTTCTTGGATTAGCTCTGCATCCTCAGCTTCAATGCTGTCCTCATCATCGAAATCCTTGGTTGCCGCTTCCTCTGCCTTCTCCATGGCTTCTTCAGCGCTATGTGCAGAGACTTCATAGGTGCGCGTCTCCTCGACATAACCGGTAACGGAAACCTGCCACTTCCGCGCATCGCCGCCTCGCAACTCATCCCAGAAACCAAGGCGCATAAGCTCGGTTTGTGCTACGCCAGCTCCCGGCATGTCTGCCAGATCTTGAAGGTTAGGTTGCTGCATGTTCGCCCCTAAGCCGCTATCTTCAGCTCATCGCCCATTCTCATCGCTCGGCTGGCTTTGATCTCGTCGGCCACGCGGGCAGCAGACCAATCATTCAAGCGCGCATGAGATGAGCCAGCATTGAATGGCTCAACACCCGGCCAAACTCCGGTATCTAAGCCAGAGCGGACCATGTGAAGGCCTTCAATGGTTGCCTGATAGCCCAGTTCGATGTGCTCCGGTTCAATCTCAACCACAACTGAATCCGGGATCTCACTCTTGAGTACGAAGGTGCACACAAAGCCCACAAAATCGATGCCAAGCAGTTCGCATAACAGCTTAAATTGGCCCGCTTGAAGGTAAATGCCGGTGTCAAAGATCTGACGCCGAAGGAAAGCCTCTTCAAGGCTGGCTGTGGTTTTCAGATCATTTGTTAAACCTGGGGTGACAAGAACGTCAGGCCGGGAGCAAACACCAATCCCGGTTTCTTGGTGAACGGCATACATCGTGCGTTCTGTGCGACCATCCAAGGAGCCAAGCTGTGCAACATCTGGGTTTTGAGCCAGTTCTTTCGACATGATAATAATGATATCCATGTCTTCTGGGGTAATGGGACTGCGACCTTCTTTAAGAACGGCATCTCTCCATTCTTTTGCGTCTTTCTTCCGGTAGTCAGTCCAGCACTCAGGGCGTAACGCAAAGTTCTGGGTGAACTCTTCTCCAGTCACATCACCCAACAGTAGCGCATGTGCCGCCTTACCAAACTCAAGCGGTGCAGTACTGTCTTTCTTTTTGCTCTGCGGATTGTGTATCCAGCGCCCCCAAAACTCTTTAGGGCTTCCGCCATGAGGCCGGTAGATTGGTTTTAAGCTGGATTTTGATACTGTCTTGGTTCCAAAGAGCAGAGTGTTTGTGTGGTAGTCGTTGATAGGCACTCCAGCATATACGCCGGGAGCTGTGATCTGGCCTTGCTTGTATTGAACTTCCTGCATGGTGCACCTCAGTAGTTGATGGTTACATTTGGGATGGAGCCGCGAGCGATTGCTTCAACGGCGGTTTTGGCGTCTGCTTCGGACAGACCGACAGCAACAAAGGCTTCAAGAGCGGTATTGTTAAGCTTTGCTTGGCGGCGCTTGTTGCGTGCGCGACGTTCGGCTTTCTGCTGTTCTTGGAGCTTCCGCTCTTCTTCTGCTTTGCGATCAGCCTCTTGTTTTGCTATGAGAGCTTGTTTCTCTTTCTCAGCTTTTTCTGCTGCTTCTTTTTGTTGCTGGATTACTTTAAGGCGCTCACGTTCGGCAGCTTCAGCGGCTTCCTTGCGTGCTTGCTCTGCAGCGTTTTCAGCAGCCTCCTTTAAATCCTTCTGACGCTTGGCCTCTTCTTCGGCAGTTTTGCGTTTAGCCTCTTGTTCTGCCTTCTCTGCTTCGCGTTCAGCTTCTGCTTTACGCAAGCGCTCAAGCTCAGCCTCACGCTCTTCATTAGCCTTGACGGCTTTTAGGGAGATATCTAGGACGGCCTTGGAAGCCTGTGCGAGTTGGCGAGATTGAGGGCCAAACTCGTTTAGTTCTGCATCGCTGGTGTCAATTTTGGACAGCTCATCAAGTCGCTTTTGAATGTCGCCAGAGCATTCGTTAAACTCTGGCTTTCCAAGTTCCTCGATGCGTGCCAGCACTGCCTTGTGGGAGGCAACGCGCTGCGCTTCCTGTTGCTCCCAGTCGGTAAGGGGCTTCTTGCGTGCGTCTCGCGCTGCATCGAGGTATTCTTTCACGTCTGTGCGACGATTATTGATGATCTCAAGCTGCTTGCGCAGGTTGTCGCCTTTGTCCTTGCCTGCGCCGTCAATCGCCGTTTTCAAAGTGGCGCACTTGTGGGCAAAGCTCTTGATTGCCTTGCGACCTTTGTCGGTCGACATGTCATATTTGAATGTCGCGGTTTCAGCTTCGATTACAGCCTTTAGTGCTTCAAGGTTGGCGGTTTCAGTATCTTCAAAGTAAGATGCGGGATTAGCGCGAAGCTCTTCTAGGTCTAAGGCTTGTACAGCCTTGGTTTCAGTAATGGCGTTCATGTTAAGCAACCTCCTTTTGTTCAAAGCTGTCGAAGCTGTCGGCCTTCGCCTGCCAGTAAGCGGCAAGTTCTTTTGCCTCTACTATTTGGTCTTGAAAGTCTTTGCGTGGGTCGTCTTTCATTGCCTGCTGTAGACCCGCGCACAAATCCCTGTATTTGTTTGCCTTCTGTTGGGCATAGGGACGAGTAATTGCTATGGTCATTCTCGTACTCCTGATGTTCATCAAAACGCACTTGTCGTGCGCTTAGAAAAACGGGGCCGAAGCCCCGAGTTGGTCGCCTTGGTCAGGGAGACGACTGGGGAGGGATTGGTTTATGCTGGTACTGTGAAAATGAAGCCTGCGGCTACCGCTAACGCTGGTAGAGAAAGGGTTAGGGTGATTTGCTCAACCACCCTGAGCCAGTGGGGCATTAAGCTGCCCGCTGGTACTCATTTGCTTCTGCCTCTTCTTTAGCTCCCGTAAACTGCCGGCCAAACTCAAGATCGGTTTCAATAGCCTTGCGAAGCTTCTCATACAGAGTGAGATAGTCTTTTTGTTCCGCAGTCAGTTGGTCATAAGAAACCAGACGATTGCTTTCCATTACCAGCGCATCACCGTCATAGTCTTCAATGGTGATCTGAAGGACTTCAAAGCCAAGAGATGCTGGAAGGCGATCGCCTGCGAGAACCTTGCAGTCAAAGTCAGCGATGTGATGGCCTGCAATGCGAAGCTCTACCGTGTGTTCAAGTTCAATTTGGAAGTCCATTTTGCACCTCTCAGCGGCTGTGTGTGTCGTTGCTGTTGATGAATATGTACTAAATGTACGACAGTACGTCAATCGAAAATCGTACAAAAAATATAGACATCGCTCAAAATGTACGATAGATGAGATTTAAATCAGGAATACTGGGGTGCTTTTGGGCGTCTCAAAGTGAGGAGTGGGAAGGTATTTTATGTCTTCTGGCTGGGTGAGGATTGATCGCGCGATGTTTGGTCATGGTGCCTTTAGGGGGCCTGCTGATTGGGGTGCGTGGATGTGGCTAATCAGTGAAGCCAGGTGGCGCGAGGCGGAGGTTATGATTTCCGGAGAGATGTTAACGCTTCAACGAGGGCAGCTTTCCCACTCGGTTCGCTATATGGCTCAAGCGCTCGGATTGAGTAAAAATGGGGTGCAGGGCTTGCTCAAAAGGTTTGAGAAGTGGGGCCTAGTTGAAACCTCAACGGGGACAGGTCAAACGATCATAACTATCTGTAATTACGATAAATATCAGGACATGGGGACGTCGCAGGGACAGGGCGAGGACAGTGCGGGGGCGCCAGAGGGACAGGGCGGGGACAGCTCGGGGACAAAGAAGAACAAGAAAACAAATAAACAAGGAAACAATAAACAAGAATCTCTTTCCTGTGCTTCTTCTGGTGGGGCTGTTGCTTCTGGGCAGTTTGAGTTGGTGCCGGTCACTGTTGAGCGTGATGAAGTGCGTGAGGCGTACGAGCAGTACTGTGCTTTTGTGGGTGAGTACAACTCAAGATGGAGGAATGAGCAGGCTCCTAAGCTGTCGGTGCCGTCTGCTTTGACCGAAAAGCGGCGAGTTGGGCTTAGGAAGGTGCTTGGGGCGCTTGAGGCTGCTGGTAAGAGCTTTGAGGATATTCTTCGGGAAATCTTAGATGGACCGCATCTGCTTGGCTTCAATGATAGGGGCTGGACGGTTGCGATTGATTTTGTCTGTACCGAAACTAAAGCGCGTAAGATCTGGGAAGGTGTGTACCGCGGCAAGGTTCCGAGGCCGCGGAGGAGCACTTTTGAGGCGATGAATGAACTGATGGAGCGAAGAAATGGAAGTTCAAGTTATCAACCGCTCTGACGCTGTGCGGGTTGCCGGTGCGGAGGATGCTCGTGAGTTTGTGCGGTTGCGAGAGGAGTTTTCAGGGTTCTCGAAAGAGGATGCACGAGATCCAGATGCGGCGCACAAGCGTAGACCGAAATTGCGGCAAATGCTTGACCAAACGAGGAGAATTGCTCGCCCGTGTGAGGCGCATGAGGCGCGTTTTTTTGCTACTCGGATCTATGCAAAGTGGGTTACGGAGCGCTCGGAGTTATGCCAGCTTGAGATTGATGATATCGAGCAAACCTGCGCGAGTCATGGTGTGAATTATCACGTCTTAAAAATGGTGATGGATAAGGTCAGGGCAGGGGATGTTGAGTTTAGGTTCTTCCCATCGTGTGGTGATGTGATGAGGCATGTGCTTAAGGAGCAGCGACGTTCTGAGGCATTTATTGGGAGCTTGGAGATGCGCCTTAACTCGGAGTTTTGGATTGCACACGAAACCAAGAATGGTGCCAGGGGTCTATTAGAGGCTTAGGCTGTGAAAATATGCCCGCTGGGGCTTGGGTTCTCAGCGGGCATAGATCGGTCTACACGTACGATACTGCAACAATGCGGTGCATTGCTACCACGTCCGATTCGTGGAATTTGATTTGCTCGGGTGGGTTGAGTTGAGCGAGTAGTCGATATCCGGCCTCCCTGCCTTCATAGCGCTTAACATAGCAGCGAACTACTTCTTCATCCCTAATCTGTATAACGACATAATCTCCCACTTTTGCGGGTTTGCGGGGGTTCACAAACACCGCTTCTCCCTCTTCCATGCGTGGTGACATAGTGTCACCTGATACGTATACGGCATATGCCTCCGGTACATCCATAAGTTGTGATGGAGCTGGAATAGTATCTAATGGTTGTTCTAAAATAAAACCGTCAGTATCCCCTGATGTAGTCCCGTACACTGGCAGAACTCCTGAAATAATGCTTATTGGTCTTGGTTGACTTGCATTACTTCTAATATTTTCATCAGCTTGACTATGGGGAGCTTCCCTAAAAGTCGTTTCTTGGTTCTTTTGGGGTTTGTGCTTACTCTGCGTAGGTTGGTCTTTTTCAGTTCCGAAAAGCAGCCAGCTTGGTGAAACGTTAAACGCAGAAGCGTAGGTTTCAGCCTTCTTTTGAGTGATGGAACGGTTGCCGTTTTCGTTGCTGGTATAAGAATCCCTCGGCCAGCCAAACGCCTTGGCTGCGTCTGTTGCTGTTGAGTAGCCAGCCTGTATCCTGGCCTGCCTCAGGCGGTCTGACGGTTTCATAAGCTTGCAATCCCTGTGAGAAGTGATTTTTGGCTTTTAGCACTAAAGAACGTACATTTACGCTTGACCTATTATCGTACAATTAGTACAAAACATACATGAAGTACGAGACGATAAATCAAATCTTCGAAATCTGGGGGAGCGTCCCGAAAATGGCGGAAGAAACCGGCATTATTCAGGACACTCTCTATGGGATGAAACGGCGTAACTCCATTGCTCATTGGCATTGGGAGACAATCATTAAAGCTGCTGAAAACCGCGGTGTTACCGATTTAAGTAAAGAAGTTTTCAGCCGATTGGTTCTCAAGGAACGCGCCGAGAGACTAGCGGCTTAGGCGTTCGCGCCTAGGCTCTCCAGTTGGGGTAAGTAGCCTTCCATGTTTACCGTACGAGGTGGCCGACCCTCGCGAACAATCATAGGGATTTTAACCCCTCTTAATCGTTCGATTTGCTCGGTGTTGAGAATGGACAGGAGGCGAATAGTCACGGCGGTTAGCTCGTCCACCTGTTCTTGGAGAGTGCGAGGCTCTTTGGTGCTCTCCGGCGTAACTGTCATGGCGTTTAATTCCTTTTAGTCATGGCTCGCGGGGTTTGGTGCTGCAACATCATCCCCCGCCTCTGTATCAACAATACCTAATGTACACCTATGGTTGATGTTGTGCATGTGGGAAAACTTAAGGTTTTATGAACATGAACGGAGCAGGAACATCGGAAAGCATACAGCAAAGGCTGTGTCGCTTGTCGCGTTCAACGGTAGTTCAGCTTGGTGGTGATGAGGCTGTCTCTGCGATCTTGGGTAAAAGCTCAAGTTTAGTTAACCGGTGCTACAAGACCACTGAAAAGCACCGCTTTACGGCTGCTGATGTGTTGAAACTCAATGAATATCAAGTTTCAATCGGTGAGGAGCCCGAGTTCCTCGCAGGGGATGCCAGGTATCTTGGGTATGAGTTGCGGCCACTGAACCTCCCTGAATGTATAGATGACCCGGTTGATACGGTTTTAAAAGCAGCTCAGGATGCCAGCACCCTAACAACTATCTGCATTGATGCTGCGGCTGATTATAAAATCACTCTTGATGAATTACACAAAATCAAAGCGGCAGGGATCGCGCTTAGAGGCGCTCAGCGAGCACTTGAGGCTCTGGAGGCGCAGGTAAATTCAAGCTCGTTTTCTGTTGTCGGGAGTGCGGCATGAAGCTTTGGAAAGAAATGGACAGCGTTGAGCGCGTTCAAGCTCTGCAAGCGACAAAGGCCTTTGGGGCAACTATCAGCCAGTTTGCCCAAGAGCGCAAATGTTCCCAAGGCACAGTAAGCGATTTCCTTGCAAGACGTAATTTGAAGTGGTCACGTATTGAAGGAGCGACGGGGCTGGAAGTTGCGCATGCTCATTGGATCGATTTAGGCCGTAGGCGGCGTTATGAAGCGCTGAGAAATGCTGCGCGCGAAGGCCTGAGTATTGAAGGGGTCATAAAGCGGCATAAAGTCCAGCCGCATGAACTGCATGATTTCCTTCAAGAGTTGGGCCTTGCTTGGGAAGAGGTAGCGGAATCCGAGTTGGAGGTAAAGAGCACATCCCGCAAGCGCAAGAATGCCGATTTTGAGGAAATCGTCATTCCTTGCGATGGGCAGGAAGAGGATAAGCGGTTTTGGAGGCGGGGCCGGAAAGACTGCGCAGAGTTCTTGAACTTAATCTGCCACGAGCATGAAGAAACCTATTGGGCGAACAAGTACAGACAGAGCGCGCCTGATGCACGCGGGTATCAGCCTTTTAACATTGAAGCCTACCAAGCCTCCCTTTCAGGTGAATGGAAGGCTGAAGATTACCGTGCAGCTGCTCAGTTAGATCAAGCCAAGCGCTTGGCCCGCCAGCCTCCAGTTCAGGAGGCGGCTTAGATGAAGGGTCCCACGGTTAGCAATGCTCTGGTAGGCGACAAACTCAACTATAAAATATTGATCGGCGATGTTCTGGAACGCCTGCGCGGACTACTAGGCGACAGCGTAGATTGCGTTGTTGTCTCTCCGCCTTACTGGGGACTTCGCGATTATGGCGTTGCGGGGCAGCTGGGTCTTGAACCAACACTGAAAGAGCATCTCGACAAGATGGTTGAGGTGTTTGAAGAAGTTCGGCGGGTGCTGAAACCAGAAGGTACTTGCTGGATCAACTACGGTGACTGCTACGCGACCACTCCTGCAGGGCACAAAGCAGATGCAGACGGGCGGATACGAACCGGAAAAGACGACCGGACATTTACTCAAAAACCGTTCTCAACCATTCAGGGCAATTTGAAGCCCAAAGACCTTTGCATGTTACCAAATCGTCTTGCCATTGCTCTGCAAGACGCAGGGTGGTGGGTCAGAGCTGAATGCATCTGGGCAAAACCAAATCCTATGCCTGAAAGTATTCGCGACAGACCGGCGACGGCACATGAAAAGATTTGGTTGGTCACTAAGACACCTCATTACTACTACGACGCTGAAGCGGTGAGGCAAAAACGCTCTAGCAATGAAGACGCAAACGGTTTCCGTGGCGGCTCATACACGCAGGGAGAGCCCGGTAAGAGAACCGAGGTTGGAAATAAGAAAGTTCGTGAGCGCGGGAGCTTAAGACCTCACGCGGGTTTCAACCAGCGTTGGGATCACATGTCAAAGGCCGAGCAACAGGCAAACGGGCGAAACTTACGCAACTATGAGCCTGCGCCTTTAACTGTTTGGAATATGGCGACCCGCCCATTTTCAGAAGCCCATTTTGCTACCTTTCCGCCAGAGCTGGTTGAACGATGCCTGAAAGCAGGATGCCCGAAAGGCGGTGTTGTTCTTGACCCATTCGGTGGAGCGGGCACCACGGCTTTAGTGGCTCTCAGAATGGGAATGGAAGCAATCTTGATAGAGCTGAATCCAGATTATGCCGAGATCGCAAAAAAGCGGATTGAGCGGGATTGGGTAGGGCCGGTAGAGCGTAAACGCGATGTAACCGAAGCCAACAATGATGCAGGGCCGTTATTTGGTGGAGAGGCAGCATGATCTTAGCCGCTCAAACCAAGATTAACAAAGCCTTCAATACTCTTTCCAAGCTACCGGATGGGCGTGCGAAGAGCCGTCCGGAAATCATCAAAGAGCTTACAGCTCTTAAGGAGTTGGCAGAGGGCAGGGCAGAGAACTTGGAAGTCAAAAACGGTGACCTTCGAGCCCAACTTAAGAAGTGCAGAAAGGAGCTTAGAGATGCTCAACAAAGAATCGACGTATTACGCGCAAAAGGCAATAAAGCTCCTCGAAGCGCAAGGGGTAAAGATAGTGCCAGATGTAAGGCAGATCGACTCTTCCCCGGACTCCCCGCCTCAGACAGGGGCGGCGGGCACGCTTGCTGAGCTGATCAAGCGCCAAAGCTATGAGCATGCGCATGATGTGATTTTGTGTCTGACGCAGATCCAAAATAGGCCGCGGTACTTAAGCCGCGATATCATGCTTGCAATCTCCGATATCCTCCGGCAGCGCCGAGAGTGGGCGCGTGATCTGGGGGCGTTTATGGACGCCTTAGACCGTGCCGATATTCCAGCAATCATCACGAGAACCAAGAGAATGCCTAAGCCTCACAGTTGGCGCTCTCATTTCGGGGCTATGATACTGGACCGTATCATAGATCGATTGGACGTAGCCCCGGAGTTGGTGGCATGAACAAGATTAAGCATATTGTAGGGCCGACTATCGCGCTTCGCAGCGGTCAATATTTTGATCTTAAGCAGCCTTGGGCTTGTGAGTTTTCTATCGAAGATATTGCTCATGCATTGGCAAACTTGTGTCGGTTTACCGGTCATTGCAAGCAGTTCTATTCAGTGGCCGAGCATTCGGTTTTCACAAGCCAAATAGTTCCGCCAGAGTTCGCGCTTGAAGGCCTGTTGCATGACGCTGCTGAGGCATTCATTGGGGATATTGCTAAGCCTCTAAAATCAATCCTCCCAGATTATGCGGTGATTGAAGAGCGAGTTGAGAATGCTGTTCTCACACGCCTTGGAGTGCCTGTGAAAATGTCGCCGGAGATCAAGCATGCAGATCTGCGAATGCTGAAGGCTGAGCAGTTCCAAGCGATGGAAGATACTAATGTTTGGCCCTTGGTAGAGGAGCTAGATGCAGCGGATATCAAGCTTGAGTTCTGGCCTCCTGAGAGGGCTAAGCAAGAATTTTTGCAGCGATTTGAGGAGCTGGCTGCATGAACCGTAACCCAGATACTCAAGCTTGGATAGATGAGGCTAAAGACGTGCCTCTTGATGTTGCTGCGGAAATGACCTCAGCCGCGTTTAAGCGCACGGGTTCAGAGTTCACGTCAATCTCTGGTTGCCCCGCTTGTGGCGGTCGTGATCGCCTTGGATTTAACACCGCTAAGAAGGTTTGGATTTGCCGCGGTGCAGATCAGGGGCACGATGCAATCGGCTTCCTGATGCACGTCAATAGCCTTTCATTTTTAGAGGCTGTTGAAGCTTTAACCGGTAGGCCAAATCCAAGCGGGCAAAAGTCTAAACCTCTGACACAAGAGCAGAGAGAGGCGATTGAGCGCAAGCGTGCCGCTGCGAAAGCCAAGTCAGAAGCTGCGGAAGCAGAGCAGGCAGAGAAAGTGGAGGATACCAAAGCTTATTCTCTCAAGCTCTGGAAAGAGGGGCGCTCAATAGCAGGCACGCCAGCAGAAGCCTACCTGCTCAATCGAGGCATCCCTAAGTTGGATTGGCCGACTTGCTTGCGCTTCCATAAAGGACTGAAACACCAGAGCGGCAAAACCTATCCAGCTCTCATAGCTCAGGTTGTGGATGTTGACGGCGCCCATATGGCAATCTGGCGCATTTTCCTAACGCGTGATGGTCAAAAGGCTCCTGAGCAATATGTGAAACTTGGCCTTGCTCCAATTTCTGGTGGGGCTGTGCGTCTTGCTGCGCCCTCTGGCGGGCGTATTGCGCTCACTGAGGGGATTGAGACGGGTTTAGCTGTGATGGTCCTCACGGGGCTTCCAGTGTGGCCTGTGCTGGCCCGGGCTGGTTTCAAAAACCTCGAACCACCTGAGGGCGTGGAGCGTGTCGACAATTACGCAGATCACGACAAGCCAAAATGGAGCGAGAAACACGGTTGTTTCATGCCACCAGAAGGTTTGCGCGATGCGGAAGAGGGAGCAGCGCGTTTCCGTTCAATGAGTGTTGAAGCCCACGTTCATAAGCCGGAAGCGCGCGGCAATGATTGGCTAGATGTTTTAAACAAAGTACAGCAGAGGGCGGCGTGATGCTCGAACTATTCCCAACTAAATCTGATTTTGTGCCGCATGATGAGTTGATCATCGATAGTTTTGCTGGCGGTGGCGGCGCCTCAACCGGTATTGAAATGGCGCTTGGACGGTCGCCAAACATTGCAATCAACCACTGTGATGCTGCATTGGCTATGCACGCTGAAAATCACCCTGAAACGCTGCATTTGCCTGAGAGCGTTTGGGATGTGCATTTGCAGAGTTATACCAACGGTCGACAGGTGGCATTGCTTTGGGCCTCTCCTGACTGTCGCCATTTTTCTAGGGCGCGAGGCAGTAAGCCAACCTCAAAAAGCGTGCGTATGCTTGCATGGTCTATCGTTGACTTCTGCCAAAAGCTTGGAAGTAAGCGGCCTCGGGTCATCATGCTGGAGAACGTTCCAGAGTTTCGAACCTGGGAGGATTTTGAAGCATGGCAGGAAGCTTTGCGAAAGCTTGGCTATCGTATTGAGTTCAAGGAACTGCGCGGTTGTGATTTTGGTGCCCCAACAATTCGTAAGCGCTTGTTTATGGTCGCGCGCCGAGATCGTAAGCCGATTAAGTGGCCTGAGATTACACATGGAGATCCTAAGGGCGAAGCTGTGAAGTCTGGCAAGCTCTTGCCATGGAAAACAGCGGCAGATTGTATTGATTGGTCAATCCCTTGCCCGTCTATCTTTGAGCGGAAGAAGAAGCTTGCAGATAAGACAATGGAGCGCATTGCAGCGGGCATCAAAAAGTTTGTCCTCGATGCGCAAGAACCGTTCATCTTAAACATGAGCCATGGCGGCAATCTTGAGAGCTTGGCTAAGCCCTTCACCACTATCAAGACCGAAAAAGGCGGTTGCCGTGCTCTGGTGGTTCCATATGTTCAAAGGCAGTTTGGAAACTCAGTAGGTGCTCAAGCAGATGCGCCACTGGGAACCATAACTGCTTCGGGTGGTGGGAAGTCCGCTCTTGTTGCTGCATTCCTTGCGCAACACAACACGGGAGTCGTTGGCCGTCCAGCCGACGCACCAGTATCTACCATACTGCAATCTGGCTCGCATCAAGCGCTTGTTACCAGCCACCTGATGACAATGCGGGGCTCTTGTAAGCATGGGCGGGCAACAGATGAGCCTATGCCAGCTCTGACCGCTGGCGGCAATCATGTTGCAGAAGTGCGCTCGTTCTTGATGGCGTATTATGGCACGAGCATTGGTCAAGACATTAATGAGCCAATGGGTACTGTAACCACGAAGGATCGTTTTGGGCTCGTTACTGTAACGATTGGTGGTGAACCGTATGTCATCGTAGATATTGGCATGCGGATGCTGACACCGGCAGAGCTTTATCTCGCGCAAGGTTTTCCAGCAAATTACAAAATCAACTTTGATTACAAAGGAAGGCCTTTCACAAAAACGCAGCAAGTCGCCAAATGCGGTAATTCCGTTTGCCCTCCTGTCGCTCGCGCATTGGTTGCCTGCAATCTGCCGGAGCTGATTATTGAGGAAGAGTTTAGGCAGGCGGCATGAATGACCTCAAGAAACAGCAACTGAGCGAACGGCTTGTTCGCTTGGGGGGTATGATCGGTGATGGGTTGCATCTTGAACCCGATGGCAAGTGGATTACTCGCGAGTACCGATCAACACTAAAAGCGCTTGGCATTAAGCGACTTCGTGCGAATAACTCGGCTGAAATCAATGAGTTCATGCAGGCGCAAGTTGAAGCATTAACCTGCTCCAAGTGTGAGGGCGAGCTAAAACAAACTCGCTCCGGTTCTTTGCGAGCAGCATGCACCAACTGTGGTGCGAGGTTTGTAGTTGGTAAGCGCAGGCGGAGAAAGGCGAAGGCATAATGACCGAATCCTTACAGAGGCAAACATACCCTTTTGGTCAATCAGAAGATTGGCGGCGCTCTCCATGCAATCAGCATCATTTTTTACCTCTTGATGTTGGGGGAGATCCATTCGCGGCAACGGAGTTTTTTGGGGTGATGATTGGCGATCAAGGACGTGGTTGGATTGCTTGCCGCCTTGGTCGAGAGCGCACGGGGTCTTGCGAAGTGCTGAATGAGCACGAGCTCCCAGATATTCGGGATGCAATGCGTGTGTGCGAAGAGCATCGCGTAAGCCTTCCAACAACCTTGGAGAGGTGAAACATGGCTTACGGAGATTACGACGGGTCGAACAAGCCAGATAAGGGCAAAGAAGGCGGCAGCTGCAATCGAACACACTGCCAAGCCCCTAAGGCTGATTGGTTTAACCATGGGTCATTTGCTTGGTACTGTGGGGATTGCAGAAACACCATTGAAAACGACCCTGTCAACCGTAGGGATTGGGAAACCCGGTGGCGTCCCAAGTGTGGCCACCCAATGTTTGAAACGCGCGAAATGATAGCAGCGCGTCAACAGACCAACTAACCCGGTAGGTGGCAATGCTTTTCAAAATCCGATGGATGCTTGGGCGCGAAATCTTAAAGCTTGGAATTTTGGTCGCGCCGGATGAGTACTTTTACAAGCTCTGCAAAGCAATTCGTGAGGCCAATGAGACCGATGTTTTCGGCCCCAAATTCAAACAGCCCAACAAAGGCCGGTGAGTGAAATGGCACCTGAAGAAATTATCTCAGATGAAGAAATCGAGCGCGTTCATGCGCATGCTAATTTTGGATCAACGTCAAAGCGGCGCGTCGTTGATGAAGGTGTGTTGAAATACGCTTTTGGATATCAAGGCGGCTCTACGCAAGTTTCCATTCTTCGTGAGCATGGTCTTGTCCGTCAACGTAACCGCTCAAGCCTTGCCGCGTCTTTAACGCCAAAAGGCAAGAAGTACCTGCGGGCAATGAAAGCGAATATGAGCATTGATGCATTGCTCGACACTATGTCCAGATAACTCCCGTTAGGTGATGACAATGCAAGCAGCTTTATTTGATATGCCAGCCAAACCGCGCAAACCGCGAGAGTTAAAGGCTCATGTGGTCGATGCGGGCGATGATGGTTGCGGAAAATCGGTTGCAGAGTTTGAGTGTAAGCGCTGTGGGTGGAACTCTGGTTGGATCATCATCAGTAACGTGACTGAAGCAAGGCGCGGCATTGCGTGCGAGGTCTGCAACCAGCCCTTAGGTGCACGTGTCCATAACAAGCACCACAAAACAGCGCCTTCCGATGCGGTTTACATTGGTCGTGGCTCACCTTGGGGAAACCCGTTTGCAGTGGGTAAAGACGGTACAAGAGAGCAGGTTATTGAGCGCTTTAAGTGTGAGGTGCTGCCTAGACTAGATTTAGCGCCTTTGGTCGGTAAGGACTTGGTTTGTTATTGCTATCCGAAGCCTTGCCATGGTGACGCAATCATAGAAGTGCTTCAGCAGGCTAGAGAGGCAGAATGAACGATCAAGTCTCTATCTCCAATGAAGAAACCAATATCCTTGCGCTGATGCTTGCCAAGCCTGCGACCTATTTTGAGGTCGCAGACATTCTGACAGGTGAGCATTTCCAAACAGCTCAAAGCCGGGATGTTTGGTTAGGCTTGGTTGGCAGTGCGCGTGAGGGGTTGCCCTATGATCAAGCAGGCAACACCCTGTTTGATGCTTCTCAGGTGTACAGGCACGCAGGCCGCGTTTCAGAGGATGCCAACGTTGACCTCATGTCGCGTATCATCTCGCTGATTGCGATGGGGTTGGATATCAATGCGGATGTAATGAGCCTTGCTCAGCCGATCATTGACCGCAAAGATAGCTCAGACGCACAAAAAGCCCTCTCCAGCGCGCTTGCAGCATTGCAGAGGGGAGATGATGTAAAGGCAACTATTGGAGCGACAAGCGAAGCCCTGAAGCTCATTGAGGGGAAGAGTGAGCTCGCTCGCATCCGAGTTATTGGTGAGGTTGCCAATGAAGTTTTTAAGAAGGCGCAAGAAGGGCCTGAAAAGCACGGGCCAGGTATCTCAACGGGTATCAGTGACGTAGATAGGATCATCGGCGGCGATTGGGCGCCGGGTGATCTAGTGGGCATTGGTGGGGCTCCGGCTTCTGGTAAGACAGCCTTTCTCTTGCAAGTTGGGTTGGGGGTTGCTGAGCGCGGAGGCGTTACGCAGTTTGAAAGCCTTGAGATGCGTGATTTCCAGCTTGCACAACGCTTGCTGGCTGCAAGATCGGACGTAAACCCTGCAAATCTGAAGCGTAGTGATGTTGATGCTGATGAGTTGGAACGCTTATTCCTGAATGCCCAGAAACTGCAAGGCGTTCCATTCTGGATTGACTGTGAATCTTACACCACTGTTGAGCAGATCCATACACGCGCAATGGCACGCAAACAGCGCGATGGCCTAAATCTGCTTATCGTGGATTCTCTCAAGGCAACCGGAGTTCGTGACCGCCAGCTAAATGCTAATCTTGGTGCGCGAGCTGGCTATGTCATGAAAGAGCTAAAGGAGATCGCCAAGGATTTATCAATCCCGGTAGCTGTTCTCTTGCACCCAAAAACTGGGTTGCAGCTTGGCCCTACTGAGCGAATTAAAATGGAAGATTTCTACGGTGGATCTAACTTGCAGTCAGACGCTGACACAGTAGGCATCATTCATAGGCCGGGACCTCAGGTCGAACGCGCAAGACCTGAAGATGAAACAAAAGAAGACTTCTTAGAATGGGAAAAGATGCACATGAATTGGCCTCATACACGGGCACAATTTTGGGCTGAAAAGGTGAGGGCCGGGGCATCTGCTGGCGGAATGGTTGAGATTCATTTCGATGGCGCGCGGCAACAGTTTTACGGGAAAGCATATGGAGAGGCTGCATGAGTGATAAGCAGATGACTAAAGACGAATGGCATTGGAGCTGCTTTGCGGAGGCATTTAAAGGTATCCCCAAGCCTATCCCAATGTTTGATGATGGTGCAGTTTGCCCGTGGTGCGGGGAGTTGCACGCAACTGTCTCTGTTGGATCGAATGAGTGCAACTCTTGCCAGAAAATATTTATCTTTGGCTATCCGGACAAATGGCCTTCAACAATTAAGCAGCGCCCTGAAAGCTTCGTTGATTTTCCTTACGAGGAATGGAAGCTCTTAGGTGCAAAGCCTAGCCTTGTGCCAGAGTGGAAGCCAAGCGAGCGCCTAAAAGAAATCCATGATGATGTTGATGCATGGCTCGCTGATTTGAGCGGTGAAGAGCCTGCGCCAGAAGGTGCAACAATAAACTAAAGGTTTGCGGGATGAATTTTCTAGATCTTGAGAGAACGATTGTCGCCCGAATGATTGAGGCGCATGTAACGCTTCTCAAAGTGAATGTACGCGGAATTGCACCAGATACAGGGCGCGGGTTTTGGCCTCAGGTTGTGCATGATCATGATGTACCTGAAATCCCAGCCGCTCACCTATCGAAAGCATATGAGGTGCTTGCGGGTTATGAGGCATTACTTGGGCCTGAAGCGCTTAAGAAGATGTTGGCGCGTGCAAAGCAGGGTCGAAGTGCCTTCATCGGGCACAATGAACTGAGGCCGGAGCATGTGAGCCGCATGAATGAGTGCCTTAACTGGCCTGCACTGATCAAGAAAGAGCATAACCGGAATGCATTCAATGTTTATTGCTATTGCAAAGCGCGTGATTTCAGCTTTCGCAAGGAAATGAGCAAGAGAGATGTGTCATATCATGCAGGTTTGAGCCGCTTTAAATATGGACTTAAAGATCTAATGACGGTTTTTTGCAAAAATGGGGCAGTATTGGAAAGGCCAGACGAAAACTACTACTTACAATATGAGCCTAAATCAGCTATCTATATTGATACAGTGGTCGAAGCTGCGTAATTGTTTTGGCTGCTTACTTTTTTGGTGATGACTAATGTACTTGGCCCCTACTTCGGTAGGGGCTTTTCTTTTGGCCGTGTAGCTCAATGATTAGAGCCGTCCGCTCATAACGGATTGGTTGCAGGTTTGATTCCTGTCGCGGCTACCAAACGAATTCTAATAGCGCGGCACGATGCCAGCGCTTCCCGCCCTATGCTCCTGCCTTGCGTGATCCTCCCACCATCCGGCAGTAGAGCAAGGGCGGGGCTGTTTTTAGTGATTGGCGGCTCTGCATAGCATCCGCACCTGAGGGGCTGTAGCGCCCCAGATGAGAGCGCCGCGTGCTCAGACAGTGGCAAGCAAGCACGAGCCGAAAGGCGGTTAGGCCTACAACGTGGCAAAAGAAGCGTGGGCGGCAGGCTGGTAATGCTTCATTAGAAACCAGCAAGCAGAGTTGCTTTCGCGAAGCTGTCCGTTAACTGATGCTCAAAACCCTTGTTAGGTATCAGCCGAAAGGTGCGGAACGGGTGCTCTGATTTCTAAGACCCTACCAAGGGCCGCTAGGGTTGATCGCCTAGCGCTTGATTTTGGCCGCTTCATGCAGGTTATGGGGAAGCGGGACGCGCCGGAAGCTCGGGAGAGCGCCTAACTAGGTATTGTAGCCGAAGGGGACGGGATCAACGCGGGCGTGCGGAACCTGCCAAACAACATGGCTGCAGCCACTTGGGAAACCTACGCCGCGGTCCTCTACCCACACGTAGCGTGCTGCGTGTCCTCTCCCTTTCGCGTATCGAAATCTGAACCTCTTAGGGGTTGGTTGACTGCGCGTGGGGGAGAAGAGTTTTCAGGAGGTTGAAGCATGACTTCTAAGCAAGTGTTGAACCAGCGCATTCAGGAGCTGGAAGAGCAGCTCTCTCAGAGTAGAGGCTTTAGTTGGCGCCAAGTTATGGCGGTTGGTGTTTCCGTTGGCCTCATTGTCTTTGTGGCTGGCTTCAAGTTTGGTGGCTTGTGATGGGTGAGGTCTTTCTTGGTGCGGCGCTGATTTTCTTCGCGCTATGCACGCTTGTCCTTGCTGCTGCCATTGGACGGCTTACGCAGATGCTTAAGCAAACCCCAGAACATCAAACAATTTGGACACGGAAGGATCTGCACTGATGGGCAAAGTTCTCAAGAAGTTCATTAGATGGCTGCTGGGGCAGGGGGAAGACCTCAGAGACGCAATGATTGAAGACCAGCAGAGGAAGGTTAAGTCCCTCAGGGCGAGAAAACTCGGTGTGAACGTTGACTGGAAAGCTGTTGCAGAATCTAGCGCTCAGGAAATCACCAACCTGCAGGCTGAGAAGATAGAGCTTCAATTCCAGATCAACGAAGGGCTGGAGGATCGTAATAGGCTGGTCGCGGAAAACTGGGCACTGGAAGGCAAGTTAGAGCGTATCCGTAGAGCCTGGTAAGAGGAGGGCAGGGTATGGCTCATGCGAAGAAGAGGGCACCCTGCCTTGTTCCATTCTGTAATAGATCGACAGCAAGGGTAGAGCGGGGGAAGAGTGGCTCTGCTCTGATCATTACCGACATGTAGACAAAGAATTGAAAGCCCTGCGCAAGCGATTGAGGCAGAGAAGGAAAGACCCAGAGAGGACAGCTAAGGCTGATTGGGTTGTATGGCAAAAGATGAAACGCCAAGCGATTGAAAGGGCGTTCGGGATTAGGGCTTAACATGGCAAAGAGCGATAAGGCGTCAAAGGCAAAAGCCCTCACTGCAAAGCAAGAGTTGTTCTGTCTGGAATACATCAAGGACTTGAACGCGACACAAGCTGCAATTCGTTCCGGTTACTCGGAAAAGACGGCTTATAAGATTGGCGCGGAGAACCTCAGTAAACCTCAGATCCAAGAGCGTATCTCTGTAGCGCAGAATGAGCGTTCAGAGAGAGTGCAGGTAGATGGGGATAGGGTTTTGCAGGAGCTGGCAAAGATTGGCTTCAGTGACCTTCGTAAGCTGTTTACACCTGCGGGGCATTTGTTGCCGCCAGACCAATGGCCGGAGGATGTATCCGGGGCAATCTCATCACTCAAGGTAATCACGAAGCCGGGTGAAGAGGACAAGGACGGTAACAAGACCGTTGAGCATGTCCATGAAATCAAGCTTTGGGACAAGAACAGCGCTCTTGAGAAGATCGCTAAGCACCTCGGCATGTTCATTGAGACGGTGAACCTTAAGCACTCCGGTGAAGTAACTCAAAATCACAATATGAGCTGGCGCGAGATGTTGAGGCAGAGGGCACCGGAAGAATAGCTGAGGTCTAATGGCAACCTATCTTACAAATCCGGCTTTGTTCGACTTCTGGGAGCAGGTTTTCGAAGATGGGGTTGATGGGGGTATCCTCTATGGTGGCCGCTCCAGCTCAAAGACCGTAGACACTGCAAGAAACCTTACGCGACTGGTTGATTATATCCCGGTCAAGCTTCGCATTATGTGCGTTCGTCGGTTTCAGAACAAAATTGAGCATTCGGTTTATCAAGAGCTGTGTGATGCAATTGAAGCTTTGGGGCTGCAAGCTCGCTTTGATATCCAAAAAGCGAAGATTATCCACGTTTCTACTAAGTCTGAATTCTTCTTCTACGGAACGGAGCGCAACTTAGGGGACATTAAGGGCACTTCCGGCGTTGATATCCTCTGGGTAGAGGAGGGCGAGGCGCTTACGAAGGAGCAATGGGAAATCATTGAACCGACTGTTCGTAAAGAGGGCAGCTTAAAGCTCATTTTGTTTAACCCGCGCTTCGTTACTGACTTCGTTTGGAAGTTCTTCATCATCAACACGCCTCCGGGATGGATTAAGCGGTTGATCAACCATGATGAGAATCCGTTTCTGTCTAAGACGATGTTGCGCACTATTGCGGCACATAGGAAACGAGATCCAGACGGGTTTGAAAATGTCTATGACGGCAAGCCTATGGGAGATAGTGAACTTTCTATCTTCAAGCGCCGTTGGTTGGATGCTTGTGTTGATGCTCATGTAAAGCTTGGGGTAGAGCTGGTTGGCCGCAAAGTTATCGGCTTTGACCCTGCGGACGATGGTGAAGATGCCTGCGCAACCGCAGATATGACAGGCAGCGTTGTAATCGGGCTTGACGAATGGAAGTCCGGTAAGGACGAGCTGACGCAATCCTCCAAGAGAGTTTGGGTGCGGGCTAAGGCGCAAGGTGCTCTCGTTTCGTATGACACTGTAGGCGTGGGCGCGTTCATTGGTGGTCATATCAATGACCTGAACGGCGAGAATAAAGCGAGTGTTGCACACTTCGCATTTCATGCTGGTGGTGCTGTGCTTGATCCTGATGACCCGAGCGACCCATACAACGAAAACAGCCCAACAAATCGAGCGGAGTACAGTCGCCTTAAAGCACAAGGCTGGGCGCGTACGTCTCGCAAGGCAATGCTCACCTACAACGCAGTAGAGCGCGGCCATTCAATCCGGCCTGAAGATGTTCTGAGCTTTAGTAGTGACATTCCAGAGGAGGCGCTTGAAGAGCTTTTTACAGAGCTATGCGTGCCTTGGTGGGTTCAGAACGAAGGTAAGAAGCATGTCGTTCCTAAAGAGAAGCTCAAAAAGGATATGGGCGTGAAATCGCACAACCGCGCTGACGCGCTTATCGCTGCTGACAACGCGGGCGAAGATGAACATTATGATTTAGGGGCATTGGTGTAATGAACTTTATGGATGGCCTGCGCAATTTGTTTTCGGGCCTTGGTGTTCCAGGTAGAGACAAAAGCGCAGGCGCTCAGTTTCTCCATACGCCTATCACTGAAGCCGAGATCTTTGCACTGTTTGATGGTGACGCTATCGTGAAGAAAATCGCGGTGGCGCCTTCTGAAGATATGGTTGCCAAATGGCGTGAGTGGACAGATCCAAAGGTAGAGGCAGAAGAGAAAAAGCATAGGCTGCGAGCCAAGATCCGCGACACCCTGATTATGGCAAAGCGTGATGGTGGTGCAGCGCTGGTGTTCTCCATTCGCGGACAGAGTCTCGACCAGCCCTTGCAGGCTGATGGTGCGCGCGAGGGTTCGCTGCAATGGATTCATCCATTCAGCAGGGTAGAGATTACGCCTATGGATGTGCGGCGTGACCCTAATGATGAGTGGTTTGGAGAGCCTGAGTACTTCGTAATTAACACCACGATGCAGGAAGTTAAGATCCACCCGTCGCGCGTCATCTCATTCTTTGGCGATGAGCGCTTGCGTGGTGTTACGATGGACCCGGATTATTGGGGCGTTTCTATCTATGATGCTTTACGTGAGTTCATTAGGCGGCGTGAGACTGCCTTAGGTGAGGGGTGCTCACTCCTGCCAGAGATGAAAACGGATATCGTCAAGATACCTGGCTTATCCGCATTGCTGGCCGATAAGGATAAAGAGGCCAAACTGCGTGAGCGCATGCTCTTTATGCGAGAGAACAAGAGCAATCACGGCATTGCAGTTATGCAAGGTGGCGACGAGAAGAGCGCGGAACAATGGGAGCAGAAGACGCTCACACTCTCGCAAGTTCCCGAAATGATGCAAGAGTTCATCCAGCATGAGGCTGGTGCAGCAGATATCCCGCTTACTCGGCTTTATGGCACATCACCAAAAGGACTTGGCGCCAATGGTGATGGTGAAACACGCAACTACTATGACCGGCTCAAAGCTGAACAGGAAACACGGATAGAGCCAGCTCTATGCGAGTTCGACGAAGTGTTGCAGCGCTCCTCTGGAGCTAAGACAGGCTCCACTTTCAAGTGGGTTCCGCTCAAAGAACTAGATGAGAAAGAGCGCGGCGAGTTGTTCTCGAAGCAAGCAGATGGCGTGTCAAAACTTCATGAAACAGGCTTGTTCCCTGAAGAAGTGCTTGCAGATAGCTCTGTAACGATGCTGGAGAACGGCGGCACGCTGTCTGGAATTGCAGCGGCTTACAAAGAACATGGGGGGTATGAAGACCCTCCCGACGAAGACGACGAGGACGTGACCGATGAAGTCAATCAACCTAACGGAGCTGGTGGACGCCGGAGCGACGCGCAAGACAAGTGACGGTTACTTGATCGCAGATGCAAAGGTAGCTCGTACGGGTATCCAGCGTTATGCCGGATATGAGCTAGGCTTCGCAGATCGCGGAGTAATGCGCGTTTACCGTCCTGAGGAAGAAGTTTTCAAAGCGGCAAGCTTGGCTTCTTTCGCGGGTAAGCCTGTCACCAATGATCATCCAGCCACAAGCGTTTCAGCTGAAGACTGGAAGGAAAAGGCTGTAGGGCACGTCGGCAACGACATTGCGCGAGACGGTGAGTTTGTGCGCGTGCCCTTCACGGTGATGGATAAAGCGACTGTAGAGCAGGTTGAGGGCGGCAAGCGCCAGCTTTCTGTTGGCTACTCTGCAACGCTCACAGTTGAAGACGGATTTACGCCAGAAGGTGAGCCTTACGATGCTGTTCAGCGGGATATTAAGGTAAACCATTTGGCACTCGTGCGAGCTGCTCGTGCAGGGTCTGAGGCTCGGATTGAAGACGGTGCTAAATGGGGGGCATCCCCGATTTTTGACCATAAAGAGGAAGCGATAGTGAAAACCTATAACATCGCAGTTGGCGACAAGGCCTTTGTTGTAAATGAAGACGGCAAAGAGGCAGTTGATGCAATGAAGATCATCGTTGCCGATAAAGACGCAGAGTTGGCAGAGGCTCAAAAGCAAGCGAACGAAGCGCAGGCCAAAGCCGACATGTTGGCAGACTGTCCGTCGTCAAAGATAGTTGGACAAAATTGGCTTTCGATTAGTGGAGTGTCTGGCCCAATTGCGTGTTGA